CCTATTTCCTGGGTGGGGTTCTGCCCCTGGTGTCCTATCGCGGATCTTTTCCAATACCTGAACATGGGGGAGGGAGGGGAGGGGACAATTTCCACCATCGCTATATTTCCAGTCTTTTTCCCCTCGAACCTTATAATGGGAAGCAAGGGATTTGGACATAATAAGCTTTTCCATGGGAACTTCACCGTTAATAAGAGCCTCTGCTCGCTGGAGGGCCAGATTAATTGCAGGCTCTGGGTCCGAGGAGGATAAAATTAGTTCAAGGATTTCTTTACACACTTCACGTGCATAGGGGGTATTATCACGCCGGACAAGTTGAAGCCCCTTGACATCCATCTTATCCATTTTCATATTTCCCCGGTGGTCCTGCACCCACATGTTAGCTGCATATCGTTTCTTGGAATAGAGGATATAAGGACAATAGACCTTTTCCAGTTCCAAATCATTCGGCTTTTTGAAAAGACCATTACATGCCTGGGCGGCCTCCTCCCCCAGTTTCCAGCTTTCCCTAATGGCCGTTTCTGTATCCATTCCAGTCGTATCAAATTGAACCATTACAGAGTCCGTGTCTCCATACCTTACCCTGGCACCGATGAAGTTATCCTCCACATATTTCTTGGTCATCTCAATCATCCTGCGTCCCTGGAAGGTAACCGTTGCAGCTATGGGGACCATGGGGAGCATTCCAACGGAGGCCCCACAGAAACCGTAGATGCTATTCATGGACACCTTGTAGGCCAATTGCTGACTGTTGTAGATCTCTTCCATGGGGGTGCCGCGGTGCTGGGCCATTAACTTCTTAGCCTTCTTACGGAACTCCTTCAACTCCGCAAGGACGATGGGGAGGAGACTGGGAACATCCTGTGCAAACCGGTAGACCTTATCCCCAACAGGAAACTCTTCGTAGGTAATGCCTGGGATGTTATCGTATTTAGAACCCGGATTAACCATGGTAGAATAGCACAGGTTGTGGGCCATCATTATACTGGGATAGAGACTGGCAAAATCCAGTGCAGTAACAGGTTCGTAGTACGCACCCTTATCGGGTTCCAGGACGGTGGCGCCCTCGTACTTTTCGGGCGGCCGGTTGGGATCATACTTCTTCTTAATGGTAGGGACAAAAAACCCCAGATCCCGAGCCTTACGGGTCAATTGACTAAATACCTTAATCTGTTGGGCGCGTTCTGAGAGATAGCTCAAAGGAACCCACGTGGCCTTGGCCATCTCAACCAGGTCCGTGATAATAGACAGCCTATCAATGAGCTTGAGGGGGAGAAGGGTATCCTGGATACAGTACTTGGCAACTTCCCCCAACTCCCCAGGATCCCCACGGGCATACCTGGCAAACATCTCATGGGCAGACATGTCTATCTTCTGCTCCCCCAGGAACAACTTGGACACGTTGTTAAGGGAATAGGAATCCAACATCTTCGCCCGCTTGACTTCATGAAATACATCAAATATGTACCGCCCGGACATGGGAATCATCTTCAACGTATTATCACCCAGGGCATTACTGGACAGGCGCTTGGTAACATATTCACTCGAAATGTTCTTGAGCTTACCCAGGGAGTAAAATCTATCATGGCACTTCATGTAAACAGCGCGGGTCCAAATATATTCCAAATCAAACCCAAATATATTATACCCTGTTACAAGATCTGGATCCATTTCAACCAACTTATCCCTAAAACCTTCCAGAAGTGCTTTCTCACCCTCATAACAAATGATATCAGGACCCTGGGTAGGCTGGGAACACAGACACATTTTGTCCACTATATCCTGGGACCCGTGGATACGTGTAGTCATGGCAATTTGGAAGATGGCATCCCCCGCCACCCTGGGATTGGGAAATTTCCCCGTACTGCTATTGGTTTCAATATCAAAGGAAAGGATTTTCAAGGGAGAAATATCATCCCTATCCAGGGGAATAAGGGTAGTCCAATCCTTCACCATAATATCAATATCACAATGACTCCCCCCATGATGTTTCCCCTGGGCCCGCAACCACCCGGTGGATTTAATACCCGTACGGTGCATCAATCTCAAAAAGGGGTCAATGTTGGCTTCATATACATTCCCACTCCATTTACGATGACACACGGATGCGACATATTTAAAGTCCCCGTGATTGTAGAATGTGATTTTGGCAAATTTAAAATTGGCATTGTTATGAAATCCCATTAAATCCTTCCCCTCTACAAGGGTTACCGATGTGATCATTTTAGAGTAGATGCGAGTATCACTATTCAGGGCCTCTTCCAGGGTATCCTTAATATCAACAAGTTTGAGGGAATTTAATTTAATGAAAAAATAAGGATTAAAGGACGTATTGGCACACACAGACTCCCCCTTCTCGGTACGACCAAAAATAGAAATTCGATAGCCCTGGGCAACATCGCGGGCTTCCCAGGAAATGGCCTGGAAGTCAACCATCCTAGTTATATAATATTAGATTACAAACTTTAAATAATATTGTAGTAATAATATATAACATGGAAACGCTCTACATTGCTCTGATAATAAGTTGCATATTTTTGATATCGGTATGTGAAGGAAGAAAACGGTCCAGGGTAGTCCAGACCCAATATAAACGAGTTGCACCTGCGGACCAGAGGAAGGCCATCCCTGCGCCGCACCCCCCTGTTGTAACAAACAGTGGGATGATGGCTGTGAGCTATGGGTTGGCCGAAGAGCAGGCAAGGCTGTACAACAATATCCCCATCCCCCCCACAGGCACTCCTGTGGGATACGCCTTGAAAAAGGCAAATATAATTCTTTAGAAATGGACATCACTGGAACCAAATCCACCATCAGCCCGCTCAGTAGTTTCCAGGTCTTCCTCAATCAGGCGGGGAGTGGCAAGCATACAACACTCCAAAATTAGCTGAGCAATGCGATCATGGACCTGGATACAAAATGGATCTTTTCCATGATTAAAAATAACCACCTTAATTTCCCCGGTATAGTCGGGATCCACTACACCTGCACCCACATGAACCCCCTTTTTCACGGCAAGGCCTGATCTGGGTGCAATACGACCATAGACGGACATGGCCAGATCCGAAGTAGACGAATAGGGACCTTCAACCACAGGGGGACGCATACTAATCCCCGTTCCCACCAGCGCTCGCTCACCTGGGGCTATCTCCAGGGCTTCGGAAGAATAGAGATCATAACCCACAGCCCCCCCACTCCCCCGAGTGGGAACCTTAGCAGAGGGAATTAGTTTCTTGATTTGAAAGATGCCTGACATGGTTTAAGTAATTATGTTTTCTTTTCTTTAATTCATCGATGCATATCTCCTTAGCATGTTCCCTGTCACTGGCCCATACCATGGGATTGTCCTCACCCACTAACACTGCCACATGGCCTTCTGGAGTTACAATACCCCTAAATCTATTGTAGGTGAAAGAGGTAAGACGTTCCCCGGAAGCGAGGATCTTTAAAAACCCAACCGCACTACATATGTTTTTAAAGGTGACCCCATAAAACACAACCCTGTGGGAAGATAGAAAAATGTACCCATGGTGATTCTTAAATGAGGCGGGATGAGTTCTCATCGTCTACCATACTCAATTAGTTTTTTCTTACATTCGGTCACTAGAGATCCCAACATAAATTTATAAAATCCTCTATAGGACCCCCACTTATCAGTATTTCGGCCATCAACCACTTCATCTATTATCTTCCTGGTGTGCTGGTCTGTATCAAGTTTTTCACCCAGCATTTCCTTTACTTTCTGTGTATTGGGTCCCTCTTCTTCATACCAGGGACCCACGGTAGCGGTACTGGCTGCACCACCCATATGCACGTGGTTAGTATTATTATGTAACCTTTAATGACATTAAGGAATTACCCCACTAAATATGTATAATGGACATCATTGCCACATTAATACCACTTATTAAAACAGATTATATACATGCCTTAGAAACGGGAACAATACGAAGTTACGAGGAAAAACACGAATCCACAAGATGGTTTGGAGAAAATATCAAAAATGGAGATATCATTTCAGTCGATAATAGCCCAGAAGCTATAAAAATTTCGAAAGATATTTGTAAACATTTGAACAATATTAAATGGATTGAGGATGATTCTGTCAAATATCTTAAAACCCTGGACAATAATTTTTTTGATATTATTCTTCTGGATTCTGTGAATGATAAGGATCACATATATGAAGAATTTAAGATTGCACTGAAATTAATAAAAACTGGGGGCATTCTTGTGATTGATGATTTTGGTGTATCACCCGGGTTTCAAATACCCGACCCGACCCAGCCAACTGCTCAGAAGGGAAGGGAGGTTTTTAATCAGTTGAAATCAAATAATTTAATGCAGCATTTCAAAATTCATCAGACCTACGCAGGCACCAACACAGGTACCCAAGCAATATTCCTAAATGTATCGGATGAATTAAAAAATTTTAATTTTTCTGGGGTGTAAATCTGTATTCATCAAATGGCAAACGCTTTAAATTTTCCAACCGTTTTTTCTTTTCATCCACCTGTCTTAATTTATCAACATAGTAAATACATATGCATATAGAATCAGCAATATCATGTTTCCTACTTAAATTTTTATAATTAGAAAAATGACCAATATATTTGTTTGCATGGGATGTGGTGAAATCCTTTCTCTGGTCATAATCCAGATGAGAAATTCTGAAATATTTGTGCATGGAATTGGGAGAAATTAGAATGGTTTTATTACGAAATTTTGACATCAGTAGTCCCTCCACATCCTTCAGACCCGTGGGTGGTTGGCGTTCAATGAGAATACAGTCACACTCCTCCAGAAGGGGCCGGTATTCCTGTACAAAGTGGTCAATCCTATCACATGTTTCACGGGTATGGGGGATGGTGCATTCGTGGGCTGGGACCCGGTTATGAACAACGTGACCCAAATCAATCTTGTAGACATCCGTAAAGGTAACATTGAAATTTTCGTCAATTAAAGCACGTGAGAGTCCCATATTGGTATATCCAACATCTATGGAAAGTATTATCATTATGAGAGTTTCTTTTTTACCTTTTAAGCATCATGTGAATGTAATGTACCTTAATACACATGTAAATCACAAGGAGAATTAAAAAAATGTTAAAAAACAAAAAACAGTAGGCCATGGGGTATATCTTTTCTTTAACCTTGGGGTTGGTAATTATCATATCCAGGAATTGATCAGTGAGTTCATCAATCATATACTATTACCCATGATTAAAAAGAAAATTCTTAATATCTTAGCGGTTAATGACCTTCGTGGTGTTTTTACGCCTATCATTCCTCTCGTCCTTCTTGCGTTGATGCTCCGCCTGCTTCTCTGGTGTCATCGCATTCCACTCCTTCTCCTGCTTACGCTTCTTTTTCTCGGCGTCGGTCAGTTCGGAATTTTTGCGATTATCTACCGGCTTCTTTTTACCACCATCATCCGCATCAGCCTTCTTGGGTGTCTTTGTCTGCTTTCCCTTCCCCATTATACTCTTATATGGGAGCATCTCTTTAATATCATGTGAAAGTGTATTATTTCATATTATATTGGACGACATCAGAAGGGATTGAACCTCCGACCTAACGGTTAACAGCCGTTCGCTCTACCACTGAGCTATGATGTCCCTGAACCGTGCGGGGCTTGAACCCGCGACCTTGGCGTGCCTTAAGAATCATTGAAGATCCACAAATATACTTGTTCTGTATAAGCACCACGCTCTAACCAACTGAGCTAACGGTTCGATGGGTCTGGGACCCTGCTCCTACCAGGAATTGAACCTGGGACCCCATGCTTACTAAGCATATGCTCTAACCACTGAGCTACAGGAGCGCAACCGGTACGGGGATCGAACCCGCGGCCTTGGGATTAGAAGTCCCATGCTCTATCCAACTGAGCTAACCGGTCACAAGAACACCGTCCTGTTCTATATTATAATATAGTCATCTCTTTAATTTAATATCTAGCTATAATATAAATGGATCAGCAGGAACTTACTTTATTTGTGGCAGCGTTATTTTGTGTCAGTGTCATTCTTTACAACAGCTACAAGATATATAAAAGGTGTGATAAATGGGAAGAGGATAACCATCCCACCACAAACATGATATTCTTATCATCAATAGGTCTGGTAATTATGTTTGTTATTGGATTTGGTATTAGAAATGCAGTAAAACAGAAGCTACCAGGCCTTAAAATGCCCAGCATGCCCAAGATGGGAACAGGGGGCGTTCGCGGCGCCGTCAAGTCTTTTGCACAGGCAAATAAAGTTGGAATCTTATAAATGGAAAGAGACCTCTATGTAATGTTCCTGTTTTTAGTAATGGCCCAGGAGGTCCTCCGGAAATTCAAACAGGGAATAAAATTAACCACCAGAGAAAAGGTTATATGTTTAGGGATAATAGCAAGAACATTTGAATCATGGGAAAGAGTTACAAATAAAATTTCTTTGAATAATCAACAATTTCTCGACAAAAGGGACACACCCTTGTTTCTCTGTTCAGGTTCTTCCCATTGCACTCATCACACAGAGTATGACCACATGGACTCAGAATAGTATTTATACCCCTGTCCAAACAAATATAACAGGTGTAGGAATTCTCAGGATCACATTGAGAAGTAATCTGTAATAATTTCTTCAATTCCTGAAGTCTGTGGGAATTTGTATGAAGTTTTTCCTTTAATTCATCAATTTTACACTTCTCCATAAAATTATTTACAATTGTCCTAAATGTTTCTTCATATTCAAAAAGATCAAGGTCCAGGGCTTTACTAATCAATTTCTGTAGGGTTTTGATTTGACTTTTGTTTTTTTCAATGGTATCATGAGTTTCCAATAGATTTATCATGACCAATTTGTATTCCTCTTTCAACAATGTAAATTCCTTATAGAAAACACTCCCAGTATCTACCACAACACTTTCATCATTACCCACATTCCCAAATTCAAATTTTGATTTAACCTCTCGAATGAGTTCCCCAATATTTGAATTTTTATAGTTTTTTTCATCATCACTGTCTGATAATTCAGTGAAATTCATGTTGTTGTTTCTACTACGGTAAGGTTATTATTTTCAATTAAATCCTTATATATCTGTTCAATATCAGCTCCCTGGTGTTCGTTGGGATCATCTATCCACTTATCTGTCAAGACAAGGCCAAAACCCAGCTGGGACCTCACTGATAAAATTTTACCCCTCCAGGTCATTGTTGGATCCACCATAACCTTGACGGGTTCATTCTCCTGGTTCTCCCTATAAAAACAGAGATACAGCACAACAATAAGTATACCCACAATTATGATAATTCTACGATTCATATCTATAATAGGTATATATTTTAAAGATATGAATTGTTCTTATTTAAATGAACCCTGTGTATGAACACAGAGACTATTCGTAAAGTACAGCCCCATGAAGTAGGGTGGGGGTCCGTCACCCGCGTTTCCACTGCACGTGGCGGAAGAATCTTCCAAGCAATCTAATTACTAAATCTCACACCACCCAAACCAGACTGTATTCTAAAAACATTGTAATTTACTGCGTACAGGGAAATAGGGGCGGTACCCGCGCTCACGGTCCAGTTCAATTTAGCATTATCCACCCTGGAAAAGTTAAGTGTTCCGGTGGGTTGATGACGGCACGGGTACAGGCCCAGAGGGAACATGTAAAGCCCTGTGTCGAGGGCTGGGGTGGCACCACCACTGGCATCCTTAAGACCATGTTCTGTGTGCTGATAATATGTCACCACCGATAGGTATTTCTGTGACATGGGTACATCGAAATACTGGTTCCCATTGATGTACAATTGTGTATCGGCCAGATCCAGATTACTAGGCGTTGAATTTCCCCACAGGAGTGCCTTCACGGGGTGGTTGAGGTACTGGAGGTCGCAGCCAGTCGAACTTGCAGAGATTTTCTGGGTCTGGGTAATGAGCATATCGTGGGTAGTCTCACTAAACCACTGTCTCTCGCTGGTGTCAAGCTGAATATAGTTGGCATACAGTCTTATGGCACCTTTTGTTACAGTTGCCCCCTGCTTCAGGCGAATTTCAACCTCCTGGTACTGGAGGGCCACAAGGGGGATGGGAGTGGTGTTATTATCACACGAAAAGAAGTGGAGGGGGAAAACAGATGCCTTCCCCGCCCCCGCCCCGGCAGCGAGACCAGCCTCACTGGGCTTTGCTGACTTACTTGCGCTTGTGGCAAGGAATTTGGTCCACAGGGAGTTTATAAAAAACGCATCCTGCTGGTCCACCTGCTTCCCACCAATGTAAAGAGTAAACTGGGTGGGTGTATTGGCATCCCCTACTTGAATATTCGAGGTGGCAGCAGTGCTAATCTCATCACACTCAATCCAGAAGTAGGTAACAAGGTCTCCCTTGGGTTCTACCTTGTAGGTAATCTCCGTGTTGGGGGCATTGGAACCAATCCCCAGAACTTCCACAGGTTTCATAGCAAAATTAGAATATCTCTTGTAATTCTGTCTATAAAATGAAACTTGTGGGTCTCCTGTTAAGTAAGCATCCTGAACGCCTTTCGATACGAGGTTAACTAATGCTCCTGACATTTTGTTATTAGTATTAATATATGTTATTATTTCTTTATAAAACCGACATTAAGGCGCTGCCCTGGGTAACTACGTAAGCTACTGCGAGGATGGTCGCCCAGCTGGTGCATTTGCCACTAATAAGACAGTTGATGTTATAGGTAGAGACAACCACAGCAAGGAGGCTGGCACCCAGAACCATGGCGCTAAAGTTTTTCTTGTCACCCGAGCGAAGGCCCAGCATCTGGACGAGAAGATAGGCTACTGAAAGGGCACCAACCAGAAGAACTGCCTGGGCCTGGGCGGGGAGAGCGCGTGCATTGTTCATTGAAAACATATTGAGTATATATATAGATAATAAAATATTTCAAGTATTTTATTATATATTTTTTTGGTTTGATTATTAATAATTGGTAATTTAGTTCGAGAAAGCAAGACCACCCATACCCGACTGGATACGGAGGACGTTGTAGTTAACAGCGAACATACTCATGAGACCAGCGCCAGCCTGGACAGGGGCGAGAGTCTTGGCAGTGAGTGCCACCTGGGCATTATCAATGCGCGAGAAATTGCAGGTACCTGTGGGCTGATGCTCCTCAGGCTTGAGGCCGAAGGAATAACAGTAGATACCAGGCATGGGGTTACCGGAGTGGTACTGCATGGGCTGGTACTGGTTGAAATAGCGGCCAGTCTGCTCCTTGAAACGGTCCTGACCGTTGAGGATGAGCTTGAAGGTCTTGAGGGCGGTGGTGGCGACGTTGGCCGTGGTACAGACATCGGCGGACTCGATGAACTGGCAGGTGGTTGCACGCTCGGAGATGCTAAGGAAGGGCGCGCCGCAGAGATGGGGCTGGACAAAGGCGTTGGAGCCGTGACTGGCTTGACCAATGAACAGGTTACTGGTGACTGTGGCATTGGCCGACGAGCAGCCGAAATTCCAAAGCTCATTGGCCTGGGACGCAGCACCCGAAGCCTTGGTCTGGTTAATGCACCACACAAGCTCCTTGACGGGGTGATTGTAGGACAGACGGACAGTCTTGGTGCCAGTATCGACGGTATCAGCACCAGTGTGCTGGACCTGCTCGATGAGGTACTCGTGACCCTTCTGGGCGAAACGACGGCGCTCCTCGGTGTCAAGGTACACATAGTTACCCCACACCTTAAGACCCGAGGTCTTGAGGTAGGTGGTGTACTCGGACGACAGGTCGAAGTCGAGGCGGACCTCGTGGTACTGAAGGGCAATCAGGGGAAGGAAGAGACCAGGGTTGCGATTGAAGAAGAAGATAAGGGGGAGCATGACCGCCGAACCGTTAACATTGCACTCCTTAGTGGTCAGCTTACCCCACTCACCCTTCTTGGCGTCATTGAGGTAAAGCTCGGCGTACAGGCGCCACCAACGCTGGTAGTGCTTGTCAATGCGCTGGCCACCAATGGTAAGCTCAACATCCTTGATGGCACGCTCGGCACACCATGCATCACCTGGGACCGCGAGCGAGCCAAGGACAGAATCCTCCGGCTGCATCTCGATGAACATGTTGCCGATGAGATCACCGTTACGGGCAATCGTGACCGACAGGCGACCGTCGTTGGCGACGGTGCCGTTGACAACCTGCTCAATCATCTCCATGGCAAAGTTGGTGTGGCGCTTGTAAACCGCCTGGAAAAAGGTAACCTTGGGGTTACCGGTAAGGTAAACGTCCTGCGCTCCGTAAGCTACTAACTGCATAAGACCTCCAGCCATTTTGTGTGTATACCCTTACACAATATTTTATTTTCGCTGATTTTCGCGTCATATATTGAATTTAAAAAAACCCAGATATACAAATGGCCCCACCTGATAATGAACCCCCTTCTGACCCTGAAAATTCCGACCCCCCAGTAATCCCAGCTGAGGAATCCGCGATTGACGAAGACTGTGAGGATGACTACGAAGATGAGGAGGAATATGATGAAGACGATGTGTCTGGGATGGACATAAATGACCTGGAGGATGGATATGATTTAACCGGTCTCCTGACATCTGAGGAGGGTGAGACCATTCCGTCGGTCCTGGAAAATATTGGTGAAGTCCTGGGAGGTATTGAGGGCCAAATGAAAATTACAAATAAAATTCTTGTTAAATTATTGACCAAACTTGGTTAAAAACAGGAAACCATATATAATTAAGAAAGAAAGATGACCACCCCCGTCCACAAAATTGACAATCACGATAATTCAGATGATATTGAAAAGGAAATCAATGAACTCCATATCTCTGAAATGTCTCCTGAGGATTTATACAATTCTCTTCTAGAATTTGAAAAAATTCATTGTATTGGGGAAAAATGTACCTTTTCCGTCCAGGATGCCCTACAGGAATATGGATTTGCTAAGCAGGAGGATATTGATATTGATAAAATTAAATGTGTTTCTGTTGAAATTATGGACAAATATCTTACCCCACTGACAAATAGGGTATTTCAGATTAAGGATGCTTTTGATTGGTGTCCGCCTGGGAAATACATTTCGCTGGGCAGCCATGCCAATAGGGCAATCTCAATTACCCAGACACGCGGTGAGATTCTTCTTTCAATGGCAAATATTGATAAGCTTAACAAAAGCCCAGCGTTTGATATTGTGTTTTCGGAGGACAATATCACTGGCCCCACCACCTACAACCCCGGTAACCCCACCACCCCCAACAATGATTATCAAATTGTAATTATCTACGTACTGACAAGCCTGAAGAAGTTGAGGTACAAGAGGTACAAGGAATATGTGTGTAGGCAGATCAAAAACACCCGGGCCTGGGAAAAGGTTGATAAAATTGAACACTACGTGGAGAAGCTGTTCAGGAAGGAGAGGGATTATGAAATGTGGACCAAGTTTACCAAGAATGGACAGATGCGTAAGAATTTGATTGAACACCTGTCCTGTTGTTATGACTCACAATTCCCCGAATTGAAGAAGAATAGACATGTTTTTTCATTTAGCAATGGGCTGTATGTGTGTAGGCACAAGGACAACAATGAACCGCGTTTTTTCCCCTATGACTCTCTTGAATTCAATAACCTGGACCCCACCATAGTGAGTTCCAATTATTTTGACCTCCCCTTTGATAACAATGAGTACAAGCACTGGTATGATATTCCCACTCCCCATTTGGACCGTATTCTCAATTACCAGAAATTTCCAAAGGAAGTCAAGAAGTGTATTATGTATTTCATTGGGCGAATGTTATATGATGTAAATGAAATGGAAAAGTGGCAGGTTATCCTATTCATGAAGGGGATGGCATCCACGGGTAAGGGAATGATTTGCCAATTGGCTACCTACTTTTACGAAACAGAGGATGTTGGGACCCTGTCGGACACCCCCGAAAAGCAATTTGGTCTATCGGCTATTTCCGATAAATTCTGTTTCATTGCGCCAGAGATTACCAGCAAGTTTGGGCTGGGGCAGGCAGATTTCCAATCCCTGGTATCGGGAGAGAATGTATCCATCGGTAGGAAGTACAAAACAGCCGAATCCGTAAAGTGGAAAGTTCCTGGGATGTTTGCGGGAAATGAGCCACCTGGATATCATGATAATTCTGGGAGTGTTCAGCGCCGCCTTGTGACTGTTCCCTTCCCCAACCAGGTTAAGCCTGAGGATGTGGATACGGAACTCCCCGACAGGCTCAGGGCAGAAATTCCAGCAATCCTAAGGAAATGTAATGAGGCCTATTTGGAAGCCGTTGGGAAGTTTGTAAAGGGTGGGATATGGGCCCATCTCCCCCAGCTCATCAAGACCACTCGGGAGGAGATGGCCCTCTCGACCAATTCCCTCCGACACTTCATGGCCTCCCCCAGCATTGAATATGGTCGGGATAAGGAAATTCCCTTGGTTATTTTCATCCAGCATTTCAATGAGCATTGTAAGGCCAACAATTTGGGAAAATACAAATTCGGACCAGATTTCTACAATGGCCCCTTCAGCACCAAGGCCATCAAGGTGGTCCAGAAGTCAATGGTCTACCACAAAAACCAAAAGCATTACCAGAGACATCAGATTATTGTGGGTATGGATGTGATGGACGATGATGATGGACTTTCAAATGATTATTAAAAATATTATTCTATATTATAATGGATGAACGTCCAGAACGCGTAGGGTCAATGGGCCTCGATGACGCCGAACCCACCATGGGAAGGGGACAGGTATTCAGAACGGGAACCAGACAGAAGAAAAGGGGGGATGTCCGCCTCAATGCGCGAGCGGAAAGAGTGCGACAAATGAAAGAAAAGACAGCTGTGGCCAAAGCCGCAAAGGAAAAATTAAACAAAAATGAGAACTCACCCAGTGCCAAAAGAGACATGAGATTGGGATTATTTGTGTTCTCAACAGAACTTCCTTCCATTGGACAGATAGGAAACATAATCACCGAAGTAACAACAAAACCAAAACAATTAAAGAAAACAACCAAAATTGGCCCTTTAACATACACACTTGTTGAAATGAAGGCAAGGGATGCGCGATTTCGCGAGGTGTATTCCATTACACAGGAATACAAATTGTCCTACAATAGAAGAAAAGAAATTAAGGAAAGTACTACTTATGATTTCAAAATTAAAATTACTCAGGGAGATGTAACCAGAATTGGAGTTATTTCATTTTTCCCCAACTCCCAGAAAATCCTCCTAAAGGGTGGGTATTTTGATTGTAACAATTCCACAGGATACAGTGGTTTCACGAGCCAGCCCAAGAACCTGCTTGCATCCCTCTTCCAAATGTATGGACATTCTATCCGTAATTTACCACCCCTGGAAAGACAAAATACTGTTGCAACTCTTAGACTGGGAAGAAAATTTGATGAAAAGGAATTTAAGAGAGATACCTACGGTAAAACTAAATTTGGTGAGTTAAATTTTGTAAAGTCTGTGAAGGAGAAATCGGTCCCACGAACGGTCATGATCAATGCCAAATATCCCAAATATAAAATTTTCATAACAACCCAGGGTGTAGTGCAGGTGAGTTTTAAGGGGAATGTTACAAAGGATGAACTTGAAATTTATAGAAAGAAAATACTCAAATTTGATACACTGTTCAAAAAGTATCTCAAGGGGAAGGCTGCCCCACCACCTGCGTTTGTGTCAAGGTCGGGTAAACGCCTCAATAACAAACCAGCTCCCAACGTATCGAGAAGGGGAACATCCTGTCCACCCGAGAGGAGACCCACACCCTACAGTTTCAGTGGGAAATGTCCCAAGGGGTCCTACATAAGACCCAATCCCCACCAGCAGCCCTGCTGTTACACGACCCCCAAGAAGAACATGTCCACTACAGCAAATTCAGTTCAGAAATCCTACAATCGTGCAGGAATTGCCATTCCCCAGAGTGTTAAGAATGTGTTCGGAATTGGTAACTTGAGAAATTCAAATAATTTGGGGAAGAACATTACCAACAATAGACCCAAAACAAAGATCTACACGGCCGTCGCCAGTGTGCGGCAACCAAACGGAAGTATGAAGAACGTGACCACCATCCGCATTGGAACAAGACACTGTCTGAGGTTACCCAAGGAGAAACTTGTGGACATAGTCATGAGAATGGGATATGCCAACAAGGGAATTGAATCAAAATCAAAACCCGAATTGTGTCAATTAATCAAATTACTTGCCAAAAATACTGCCATTAATGATACCCAGAATAAATACATACCAACCTTCAAATTACAAGGCAAAAATACACAGTTAACTCTTAAAAATAACTCAAAACTTGTGGTGGGTAGAAGGGAATGTTCATCCATCCCCAGACCCAGGTTACAGAAAATATGCGGGGCCCTGGGTATCCGCATTACAGAGGCAACAACCTCGAGGGCAATGTGTGAACTCCTGGGGGACAAAAGAGAACAAATGCTCAACAAGTTACAAAATAAGAAAAAAACAAATAGGGAATTTGTAACTACCCAAATCGCCGAAAGGACCAATGCTGAAAACCAAAGACAGCAGAAGGCACTGTACCAGATGTTCATTACCAGCATAGAACCCTGGTCGAGGAAATACGAAAAATACGGAGCCAGGACCACACTCCCAACACAAACAGAATTCCTGAACAACTTCAACAGAAATGTACAAAACAACCGGGTAGAACCAGTTAAAGACACCAGGAAGAAGGGGTGGAAAAAACCATTTGGAACATGGCTTAAGAAGTATGTAAACAGCCACAAAGCCTCCTACATCAATAACCTGAACAATAGGAAGAAGCAGGAGAAGAATATGAAGAAGGAGGAGGCGGCGAAGCCGACGCCACTTACCTTCAATGTTGAGGATGCCAGGGATGACCTAATTTTATTTAGAAATTCCATAATTAATAAAAAATTACACCCATTATTTAATAATAGACTTAATAAGTTTACAAAGAACTATAGAAAAGAAGTCCTTGCCATGAATTCAGGGAATCTGAATTCACGAAGAAAGGGATGGTTTAACTACCAAACGGGGATGGGTGGTAATATGATGAATTATTTCCAGAAGGAAGTCTCCAAATTAGAACCCAAAAAACTGGGAAATAACAAGATCCAGAGATGGGTATTAGATAGAAATTATCAACTTTATCTTGGTCCTGTACGAGAATTACTCTGACCATAACACTTTGGCACCACGATCCAAAACAATTTTACCGTGCTTGCGCACTTGGGAACAAAATTCCCAATGTTCACAATCATCGGGGTTTGTTATACCCCAATCACATTTCATATACACTTCATTACGAATTAATACAAATCCACCAAAACAGCTGTTGAGTTCCACCAACTCCGACCCGGCCCCGTACAGGGGAGCGCTGCCGTTGGCGCGGTGGCAATGGCGGTCGTGGTAGGGACCTGGGTAGGTACACTCCACAACATTGGTAAATTGCCCACACTTCTGACCGTCTGGGGTTATGGTCGCAAAGGTATCGTAGAAAAAGTGACACGGCAAACTGGGTTGGACCAACCCATGGGAACACGCCATAGCCACATCCCCACAGGTATCCATGGTATCCAAAAGGGATTTCAGGGCCTCGGGAGAAAAGAGTACATTAGAATCAACCATTAATACAAAATCATACTCCTTATTCAAGGACAAAACCTTGGCACTATTCCGGTAAAAGGAAAGCCGTTGGGTCCTGGAGACCATATCATTCGGGTGACCATAATTATACCTAAAAAATTCTCCCTTCAAAAGAGACTTGGTGGAATCTGTTGAATCATTCTCATAAACAAATACATTAAATTCAATTTTATTTTTAAATTCTTGTTTTAATTTTTCAATTTCAGAATAAAAAATTGGCAACCATTGTTCATTGTTTCTTACAAGAGTAGTAACAAGAATTTTAATCATTTTTATTATAAATTATATAGTAATCTTTAATGATAAGAATACCACCAAAAAAGTGTAATTGGGGATGTGGCTCTCCCCGGGTTGAGCAGGAAGTGGAAGGGCCAGTGGAAGATGAGTGTCCCATCTGCTTTGGTACCCTCCTAAAAACCCTAAGAGTTGTTACACCCTGTGGTCATATCTTTCATGCCACCTGTTTTAATAAATTAACCAATGATGCGTGTCCCATGTGCAGAAAAATATTCACCTAATATTAAATGGAAGATCCCAGATTATTGAATTCATTGGTAAAAACTTTCGAACATGGAATAACTCCTTCAAATTTCCCCATGGCAGCAACTCTTGTTTATACCGCAATCACAAACATTGCAGACAAAAAGACACCCAGGGATGAAATTGCAGAAAGATGTGAATTTTTATTAATGTATGTAATTGATAATACAC